GTACCGGAGGGAGTTCAAGATTTAAGGCGAGGAGAGAACCTCGTCTTTTGCTTTTGAAGGGAGGTAGATAGCATGATTAAGTTCAGCGACCTGGTGAGCGTCCAAAAAGCCAAGGCGGAGCCGAAAGCAAAGACACCAGGAACAGTGAAGGGACGCTTCAAGATACAAAAATCAGACGACGACAAAATGCTGGCGTTCGGATGGGCCAACGTAGCGATTACAGCCGGAGGCAAGCAAATAGAAGACTACCACGAAGACATGATAGATCCAGAAGAACTGGAACAGGCAGCGTACAGCTTCGTAGAGTTTTATCGCGAAGGTGGAGAGATGCACGAGCGCGGAGGATGCGCAGTCCTCATAGAGAGTATGGTATTCACAAAAGAGAAAATGAACGCCATCGGAATAACCGAAGGCACACTGCCTGAAGGCTGGTGGATCGGCTTCAAAGTAACCGACCCGGACGTCTGGGACAAAGTCAAAGACGGAACCTACCCGATGTTTAGCATTGAGGGAGAGGCAGTACGTGAGGAAATCACGGAGGAAGAATAACTCAATATTGATAAACCGAAGGGCGGCGAGCATTCGTCGTTTTTTGTTTTATAAAAAGACTTTTCAAGGAAGGAGGAAAGAAGCAAAATGGCATCTAAACTGAAAGACCTAAAAATCACAAAGGTTGATTTTGTAGACGCCGGAGCCAACCCAGAGGCCAACATCCTACTCTTTAAAAATAAAGAAGGTGCCCCGGCAGCGAAATCCACCACAGAGCCAGCAGCGAAAGGAGGTGAGAAAAGCGATAGTGCAGTAAAGAAGTTTTTCTCGTCCGTAGCGAAAGCCCTGGGAATTGGAGACGAGAACGTCGACCAGGCAGTCGAGGAAATAGCCAAAGGCTACGAGGCCGCTACATTCGGAGAGAAGATGAACGAACAGAAGCGCAGACGTGTAACCAGTGAAATCTGGGACGTTTGCTACGCTTTAGAAGAGAGCTTATGTTCTATCATTTGCGACGACGATGTAGACGAAGCCGATAAACCAGACCTCATGGAACAGAGCCTGAACGAGTTCAGTGAAGCAGTAAAGGGCTTAATACCAACATGGGCACAGGGGAAAACGACAAACAAAATCAACAAGTCAGAGCAACCTATGACACCCGCAAGGCTTGAAATGGCCAAAGCAGCCAAAGAGAAGCTGGAAACCATCATAGCCAAAGCGGAACCAACTCCACCGGCCACAGATCCGGCAGGAGATCCAATCAAAAAACAAAAAACGAAAGGAGAAACGGAAGACATGAAGATCGACAAAAGCAAATTATCACCTGAAGAGCTAACAGCTCTCGAAGCAATCGAGAAAAAGGCTGGCATTCAGGACGAACCAGCAGGCGACCCTAAACCTGCAGATGTTAACAAGGGCGCAGGAGCACCCGCAGCCGGTCAGGAACCAGCAGCAGGAGGAGAAGGAGAAGATATATACAAAGGCCTTCATCCTGCAGTAAAGGCAGAACTTGAAAGACTTCGCAAATCAGCAGACGCAGCAGAGGAAAGAGAGCTGACTGAAATTGCAAAGAAATACGAAATCATCGGTAAAAAAGCCGAAGAGCTCGTGCCTTTATTTAAGAGCTTAAAGACAGCAGGCGGAAACGCATACGACCAGATGATCACTGTTCTGGACGCAAGCGTAACAGCAGTTGAGAAGTCCGGCATCTTTTCAGAAATTGGCAAGAAGGGCAACGGAGAAGCCGATGCATGGACAGCCATCGAGAAGCACGCTGACGAGATCCAGAAATCCATGCCAACAATGACCAGAACACAGGCCATCGACAAGGCATGCGAACAACACCCAGAACTCGTACACGAATACGAGAATAAGAGATAAGGAGGAACAATCATGTATTTTGGAACAAGTATTAATAACAGCGCCACGATAGTGGCAAAGGCTAATGCAGATATTGCAGCTGGAGAATTTCTGGCTGCAAAATTTACAAGTGGTAAGATTGCGGTTTGCGGAACAGCAGGCGAAAATTCTCTCGGACTTATTATTCCTGGGCAAGAAGGAATTAAGGCTGGAGAAGACGTTGATATTCAAATTAAGGATATAGGACTTTGGAAGACCGGTGCAGCAGTTTCAGCAGGAGCAGAATTGACAACTAATGCTTCCGGAAAAGCCATAACTGCCACTGCAGGAGCATTTATTCTGGCAATTGCATTGGAAGATGCGGCGGCAGAGAATGCAGTAATCAAAGTTCAAGTAATCAAATCCGGTTACAAATCAGGGGGAGTAGTTGCTCCGCTTACATTAGCAGGGCTTACAGACGTTGATATCACTTCTATTGCAGACGGAGACGCCATCGTTTATGATGGCACAGCCACAAAGTACGTCAACAAAGCACTTTCAATTGATGATTTAAGTGACGTAGCAATTACAACGCCTGCCGATAAGGAAGTCCTCGAATACGAGGCAGCAACAACAACATGGAAAAACGCAACTAATGCGTAAATAAAGAAATGAAAGGAGACAACAGACAATGAAAGGAACAAGCGTTTCTAATCTTCAGGTAGAAATTGCAAAGGGCTGGAAGCCCAATAACTACCTGACTAACATGAGCATGGCCTACTTCCAAGAGGAGGGAGACTTTGTAGCACCTTCAATATTCCCAATTTGCCCCGTAGGATTAAGCTCAAGCTATTACTACACATTCAGCAAGGCTGACCTTGCGAGAGACAACGTAAGCAGAAAACCTGCCTTCGGAAAGGTTAGCCCTGCTTTAATGGGACAAACAGACAACACATACAAATGCGAGGTAGACCAGATAATCGTCGGAATCGACCAGATCGACTCTTTGAATTACCAAAGAAGCAGAGCACCAGGAGTAGCAGATCCAAGAAGAGCAAAAGTAAGATTTGCAACAGAGCAGTTAAAACTCCACTTGGATATCATATTCGCGCAGCACTTCTTCAAACCGGCTGCATGGGGCAACGTATGGACAGGCGCAGCTGCAGCTGACGAAGCACAAAAGAAATTCCTGAAATTCAGCGATGCAAACTTCGATCCTGTTAACTTCTTCGACGCAAGAATGAAGGAGATCAAACAGAACGGCCGCAGAAAGCCAAACAGACTGGCACTTGGTGTTGATGCATTCAATGCATTAAAGAACCACCCAGACATCATCGAAAGAGTTAAGTACACCGGCAGCACAGCAAACCCTGCTATCGTAACAACCGCAGCTCTTGCAGCAATCCTGCAAATTGAACAGGTGAGAGTGCTTGAAAGCACATACAATGCAGGCGGCATCGGGGAAGAGGATATGCAGTTTGTATGCGCAACAGACGGAGCGCTTCTTTGCTACGCAACAGACAACGCTGCAATCGACGAGCCAAGTGCAGGATATATCTTCACATGGGATATGTTAGGCAATGGCCAGTACACAGCACTTGATCAGTATGAAGGCGAGAAGGGAACACATTCAGAGTTCGTGGAAGGCTTAATGAGCACTGACATGAAGAAAACCTCTGATGATTTGGCGATTTATTTCGACCAATGCATCTAAAAGAAGGAGGAGCATAGATGAACGGTTACACATGCATTAAATCATGCACATTTGGAGGCGTCGCTTATTCAGTAGGCGACGCTATCCCTTTTGATGCCGTTCTTCCAAGCCGTGAGAGAGCCCTAATCAAACAAGGCTTTATATCCAAAGCGGAACATAAATCAGACGCACGCCTGCAGGAAGAGAACGAAAATCTTCAAGAGGAGAATGAAATTCTAACTGCAAGGATAGCAGAGCTGGAAAATTCCGCAACAGGAGCCCCAGAATCGCCCACAGGAGACGGAAACGAGCAAAGAGACATTGTTGTACCCATAACAGCAAAAGGAGGCGTTCTTGAGCTCGTAATGACGCCAGAGGACATTATAAAGGCGGTAGCAACCATGCAGCTTAATGCAGAGGAAGCAGCTAAAGCCGTGGGCGAGATTGAGAAGGAGGAAACCCTGATATTGATTGACGCACTGGACACGAGAAAAACTGTAAAGACAGCAATCATAGCAAGGGTGGAAGCGATGGAAACCGGCGAAGAAGGCGGCAAAGAGGAGGACAAAGATGCGTAATGGCAGAGAAAACATTCACGTATGATCCGGCCAAGTTAGGAGAAAACGGCAAAGACAAAATGCGTTTTGAGCTTGGCGACACCATGGTAGAGGGAGGAGCCGAAACAACATACCTCACAGACGAGGAAATAACTGCAATATTAGGCGCTTACCCAAACAGATGGAAGAGAGCCAAGCTGGCGCTTGTTGAAAGCCTGTGTCGACGCTTTTCTTACGAAGTAGATACCGACGTCGGGCCACTTTCCCTGGGCCTTAATGGGCGCGTAGAGGCATGGAGGGAAATGTATAAGGAACTAAAAGCCGAGATAGGAGGCTACGCAGTACCGAAGGCAAACCCGGCCGCTATTGGCGGCGGTGCTTATTTTTACGCAGGGATGATGGATAACCCGTCCGCCGGAGGCAAGGAAGGTGGCGGTAACGATGTATCTTAGACCAGGAAACCTTTATAAGGATTTCACGATCGAGAAAAAAGGAGCAGCCATGACCTCGCGTGGCCGAGCCAAGAAGGAATACGAAAGCGAGCCCGGAGACCAAATAAAAGCGGTACTGGCGGAGGCAAAACCCCAGGAGAAGGAGCGATGGCGGCAGCTTCAACACCCGATAAGTCATACCATAGTTCAAAGAGGAAAACCCAAGGCAGACGCGGAAGACCGTCTGGTCTTTGGAGAGAGATTATTCTTCATTCAGGGAATAGACGAGCCGGGAGCCTTGGGACTTTGGACGATTTACTATGTGGAGGAACGGTTCGATGGCTATGAACATTAAACCAGAAATCGACAAGCTGGTAGACCAAATCAACTTTGAAGCGAAGTCAAGAGCATTCAGAGCCGCCAACGAGCTCCGAAATTCAGCGCTTACAGTTCTACGAGGACAAAGATCTGGCCGAGTTTATAAGCGGCCATTTTCAAGCAGCAAATACACAGCATCGGCACCGGGGGAACCGCCTGCAGTAAGAAGCGGCGACCTCCGCCGAAGTTGGAGACAAAAGACAGCGTCGGAAAGCACAGGCAAAGGCCTGACAGTGAAGCCAGCAATCACAACCGACGTAAAATATGCACCATGGCTTGATGAAGGAACCGATAGAATGGCACCGCGTCCTTTCGAGGATCCAATCATCGAAGACGCAAAACCCAAGATAAAGGCAATCTACAGCGAGCCGTACCTGAACAAATAAGGGAAGGAGGGAAGCCATGCCATTAATTACAGACAGTACCGAAAAGGTATTTGATATAAGCAGCGTGCACAAAGGAGACCTAATCAGAGCACAATACAGCGGATGGGACGAGCCAAGAAACGGCATCATTACAGCGGTAAGCGAAGATAAGCTGACCGTTTTATTTTTGCCTGGCATTGGGAATGTCACGAATTATTACACCATCCTGGCCACAGAGGTTCAAGCAAGCAAATGGACGGTTAAATGGTCGACAGACCTGCAGACGATCAACACGGAAGGCGTCGTAGTATGACGCTGGAGGATTTGATTTATAACCAGCTCATTCAGAGAACGGAACTAACCGAAAAGCTGGCACGGTATGAAGATGTTCCGGCGGTATTTTACCAATCAGCACCAGGAGATCAGGCGGGAGGGTGGAACAGCAAGCGCCAATACCCACGCCTTGATTTTATCGTTGACCTGCAAGCCAACACGGAACGTCAGACATCCGGACTAATGACCCTTAATATCTGGTGCGACGAGGCGGGAATGCAACCAGAGGAAATAGAGCCAGAGGTACAAAATGCCCTGCGTGATATTTTCATGCAACCAGAAGAGCAACCGCCATACTGCCTCAGATGGGCCAGGTCGGATAACTTCGAGCTGAAGAACAGCGCAACAAAAGGATCCCACGTTATCGGTATAACCGTTTTATTTGACGTGCTGGCATTCCCGAATCAGGAAACAACAGACCCGGATCCGGTAATGGCCATGAATCAATTCATCAAGGAATGGGAACCAAACGCAGCAGTAATCGGAGCAGATACATTACCAGGTTATTTCATGGCTGAAGCCAAGAAGCCAGCACTATATTTCAGGCTTTCAACTCTGGGACTGGAGAGAGAGACAAACACCGTAGCGTGGATGATTGCAAGCATAGCCGGTCACATATTCGCACCAACAGCAGAAATAAGGCTTCAATGGCTTAAATATTTAGTTGACACGCTGGCCAGTAGAGGAGAAGTCACAATGAT